CGATGCAGGACGTCTAGTCCGTCCAGTGTTCCGAGTGGGTTGTCCATGGCCAGAACACAACGCAGACTGGAATACCTGGATGAATACGTGTATTGAATACATTGATGCGTCGGAAACAGAAACCTTGCGAATTGCGTTGGATGCTGCATCCATGACACCTCATCACACCCACTACGAAATCCATCCAAGTATGTTGATCGGTCATATGGCAAGTAGCATTCCGTTATCGGATCACAATCAGTCTCCACGAAACACCTATCAATCAGCCATGGGTAAGCAAGCAATGTGTGTCTATGCTGGAAACTATGCAAAACGTCTTGATAAGAACGGTTATCTCTTGTGTTCGTTAACACGTCCAATCGTAGAGACGCGTTCAATGAACATCCTCAAGATGCACGAGATGCCGTATGGAATGAATGCAATTGTTGCGATTGCGTGCTATGGAGGCTACAATCAGGAGGATTCCATCATCATGAACCGTTCGTCAGTCAATCGTGGCTTCATGCGAGGTCTCTACTACACGATGTACAAGGACGAAGAGCATCGTAATATCACCTCTGGACGTGAAGAGAAGTTTATGAAACCAATGAAGCACTTGACACGCAAATACAAGAACACATCCTATGCAGGTGTCAGTGACTCTGGAATTCCAATCCTTCACGCAACACTTCAGGAAAATGACGTGATCATTGGAAAGGTTGTCAATCTTCGCAATGATTCGGCTGGATACGCCTACCGAGATGCAAGCACTACACATAAGAACACTGAACCGTGCCGTGTGGATGGAGTCTGGCAAGATAAGAACAGTGATGGGTATCCGTTCGTAAAAGTGCGTGTTGTCTCTGAGCGCATTCCTCAGATCGGAGACAAGTTCAGTTCTAGGCACGGACAGAAGGGAACGGTAGGTATGTTGTTGAATGAAGAGGATATGCCATTCACGGAAAGTGGTCTGCGTCCGGATCTGATTATGAACCCTCACGCAGTTCCGTCTCGAATGACGATTGCACAATTGATGGAAAACATCTTTGGAAAAGTAGGTGTTCAACGAGGAACCTTGGGTGATGGAACTCCGTATAGCCACTTGAAAGTTGAAGATCTCAAGAAACATATGTTGGATCTTGGATATCATCCGTATGGCAATGAGATCCTCTACAATGGACAGACTGGTGAAATGATGCAAGCTGAGATCTTTATGGGTCCTACGTTCTATCAGCGATTGAAGCACATGGTGATTGATAAGAAGCACAGTCGAGGCAAAGGACCGATTGTCAGTCTAACACGACAACCGTGTGAAGGACGTGCACGTGATGGCGGTCTTCGTGTAGGTGAGATGGAACGTGATTGCTTACTGTCTCATGGTGTAGCTGCGTTTACTAAAGAGCGATTGATGGATATGTCCGATCCATTCCCTACAGGCATTTGTAAGACGTGTGGAACTCTTGCGATTATGAACGAAGAGGAATCCATCTACTCCTGTGGAACGTGTGGTAACAAGACTGAGTTCATCAACAAGACGATACCGTATGCGATGAAGCTCTGGATGCAAGAATTGGAAGCAATGCATATTGTTCCTAGAATGATATTGGAATAGTCTATGCAGGGTCTTCCGGTTGAACCATTGTATTCAATCCTTCACTAGAGGGTGATTTAGACATCTTCGTATTGTAACGATGCATATCTCTCCGATACAGATACCCAAAACATCCTGCTACTACTAAGATTCCAACAATCGCTACGATTCCGATGGGGTCCATTTATTAAAGAGTCGTGTTCATCCTGAAAGTTTCATGCTAGAAGCGATGTAGAGTGTTCAATAATTCGTTCTCGAATGAACAACCTGTGTAGTCCACATGCCAGGCAGCATAACCCTGCTATCGTGACCGTGACTGCGACACCCACTGCTAACGCTTGATCTTCATCCATTAGTGTCTAGCGGAGGTGTTCCTTAAACCTCCTTTTTTCCTACATCGTTCCTGAAAAAAACTTTCTTGCCATGAGACACAACAACATGGGTGGCGGTCTTCTACAACTTGTTAGCTACGGTGCGCAGGATATTTACATCTCCGGCAATCCTCAAATCACTTTCTGGAAGGTGCTTTACAAGCGTCATACAAACTTCGCCATGGAGTCCATTGAAGTCACCTTCAACGGCCAAGCCGACTTCAACAAGCGTGTCACTGCAGTCATCAACCGTAACGCCGACTTGATGTACCGAACATACGTCCAGGTTGTTCTCCCAGCAGTCGACCTCACAGCCGGTTCCACTAACTTGAACCGATTCCGATGGCTCAACTACATTGGACACCGACTCCTCAAGGTCATTGAGCTCGAGATTGGTGGTCAGCGAATTGACCGACAATATGGTGACTGGCTCCAAATCTGGACCCAGCTCTCCCAGGATGCAGGTACCATTGCAGCCCTCGACGACATGATCGGTAACACCCACGACCTCGTCCTCATGAAGGACCGTAAGGGTTATGCCTTGGATGCCTCTTGCGCTGGTGCTGAGCTCACCAACTCTTGCGCTCCTCGTGCCGGAACACCTGCAAAGACCCTCTACATTCCTCTCCAGTTCTGGTTCTGCAGAAACCCAGGTCTTGCAATTCCATTGATTGCCCTCCAGTACCACGAGGTCCGCATCAATGTTGAGTTCGAGCAATGGATCAACTGCACCTACTATGAGTTGATTGGCTCCACTGCAGCCTCCACTGCAATCCAGTCCTTGACTGCTGCATCCCTCTACATTGACTATGTCTACTTGGACACTGAAGAGCGACGACGATTTGCTCAACAGACCCACGAGTATTTGATTGAGCAACTCCAGTTCACAGGTGCTGAGTCCATCACATCCTCCTCCAACAAGATCCAGTTGAACTTCAACCACCCTGTCAAGGAGCTTGTCTGGGTTGTTCAACGAGACTCCTTCGTGGATTGCACACCCAACCAGAACTTCATCCAGGAGGTCAATGGATGCCAGCCATTCAACTACACAGATGACTTTACCACTGAGGGTATCGTCATGGATGTGCTCGCACGTGGATCCCTCGGTGGCGGTGCATCTACCACTGTCGTTCCTACCACCTCTGGTGATGGTCCTTCAGGTCCTTACCTCCCAGGTGTCGGTATCGCAGTCGGTCCTTCATTGGCTGGTGCCTCTTGGTTGGACTCCATCTCCGATGCAGGCGACGAAGTCTTTGCGGACACCACCAACTACCTCCTCGCCAAGGTTATCCTCGATTCAGGTGTTCGATGCTCTGGCAAGAACCCAGTCGAGGTTGCCAAGCTCCAGCTCAACGGCCAAGACCGATTCACAGAGCGTGAGGGACGATACTTTGACCGCGTTCAACCTTACCAACACCACAGCCGAACTCCTCAAGTCGGTATCAACGTGTATTCCTTCGCACTCAAGCCAGAGGAACACCAGCCATCCGGCACCTGCAACTTCTCACGTATCGACAAGGCAACCCTTCAACTCACTGTGTCAGTCAACACAGTCCGCTCTGGCCGCACTGCTCAAGTCCGCGTGTATGCAGTCAACTACAATGTTCTCCGAGTTATGTCAGGCATGGGCGGTCTCGCATACTCCAACTAAACGTAGTATAACATAAATAAGTAACAAGGGGAAACCCACCACTGTGTTTGGAAACCCAAAAACAGTTGTGATTTTCTTAGTAAATGATACCTTTAGTTTGCTATTCAAACAGTGATTACTTAGACGTTCTCACAGTTCAAAATGCGTTCTTACAGTCTTTCAACGGACCTATGGTTCTTTTAACGAATCAAGTACCCAAAATTCCATTAAGATTTGATAGTGTAATTCTTTACGATAACGCCCTGAATTATTCAAAACGTGTCCTACAGGGGTTACTTCAACTAGACTCTGAGTTTATTCTGTTTTATCATGATATAGACATTCTACTGCGGTATTCACCCAATGAAGTGATGGAACTTGTGGAGTGTATGCAGAAGTCTGGAATAGATCGAATTGATTTACAATATTCAACTCTCAAAGAAGATGATTGCATACAATGGAAGGATATGTATTTGACTCGTAGTGACTCATACGTCTATAATGTGAATCCATCTATATGGCGACGATCGGTCTTAATAGACATTATGAGACAGTTTGATAAATCATACCGTGCGATTGAAGATACAGACACGCAACTATATTGTCAACGGTTCAATATCTTTAAGATGTGGTCACACACCAAAGTCCATGCTGGGTATTTTCATACAACACCCTTGTTTGTGTTTCTACACTTAACTCATGGTGGAAAGCTACCTCCACAGGACTCTAACAATATGGAGAAATGGATTGAAACGGTCTATCGAGGAATTCTCACATCCTTTACACTGCAACGTGAGATGCGCAAGACACTTCACTGAAGTGTTTAGACCTTTATGAAATAGGCAGGACCACTCGATTCACCATAAGGTTGTTCAACTTGTTCAACTGGATGATTCACAAAATACTCTTCACATGCTCTACGACATCCAGTGAGCTCCCAGTCATCAATGATGAGAACACCACCTACATTCAAATGTGGAAATAACTCTTCAAGACTTACCTTAGTCGAATCATACAAATCACCATCCAATCGTAAAAGGGCAATTCCTCCTAGCTGCTGAAATACAGTCTTGTATGGGCGAAGTGTATCTTGAAACCAACCCTTCACAAGGATAATGTTTTGCCAATTCGTCGGGAACCATTGTTTCATGTTGAAGAGTACTTGTTCCTTTGAATGAACGGTAATCCCTGAACTCTTAAGAAGTTCACGCTTATCGGTATAACGAATATCAGGTTTAGGTCCTGGAACACCCGGCTGTTGATCATCTTCAACAGACGCAAGTGGAATGCCTTCAAAGGAATCAAACCCATAAATCCATCGTGGTTCTGCGAATAATAAGTTTCTTTCTTGCATTGCTGCAATTTGTGCACCTGCTGCAACTCCACATTCTACAAGAGCACCTGGAATACGACCTGCGAGGACTCTGTCAGTAAAGAACTTGGTGTTTTCAATCGTTTCGCGTGTAGAGTATGCTGCGTTATAGTA